CAGATTGTAACAATGCTTGCTGACCAGCTGCGTAGCTGTCAACTAAATCTCTAGGTAGTCCAGCTTTCTCTAAAGTGTTATAAGTTTCCTCACTAAGTTTGCCGTCGTTTTCAAAGAACTCTTTACTCGCTTCCGCAACCGCTTGGTATGCTTCACTAGTGTTCTCTTCAGTTTGTTCCGTTTCGTCCTCAGCTTTCTCTTCAACTTGTTCAGACTCTTCCGTACTTTCTTCAGTAGGTTGTCCAAGTTTCTTTTCCAACTCGGAGTACGCTTTCGCCATGTCCGCCGGGTCTTTGAACTTTTCGGGGAGCCATTCCGGGCGGTCGCTTTGCTCTTGCTGTACTTCCTCGGTTTGCTCTTCGGCGGCGTTCTTCTCTTCGGGTTCGATTTCGCTTGGTGCTTTCTCATTAATCTCTACTCGGTGTAATTCAGCCATTGTTTGTTATTCCTCTTGAGGTGGTTCTTGTTGTGCCATGTACTGCTCCTGTGCAGCATTGATAGCAGGTGCTACTGCAGGTCCGCCCAACTTCATCATCATCTCTTGTTGTTGAGCTTGTTGCATAGCTTGTTGAATTTCTTCTTCCGTCTTGATCAAACCTTCCGTCTCTATGCCTAAAGCAGTAGCACGACGTTTAAAGTAATCACTAACGTTTAAGTATTGAGTAACTGCTTGTGGTCCAACTACTTGGTTAGCTCCAGCCAGGAACATATCCAATCTATTAAGATCATTACCTCTACCTAAAGCTTCAACACCAGTAACAATAGTAGGCTTAACAATATCTTTAGGTATCTTAGGCAGCCGCTTGTCCTTAGACATCTTATCCATTAAACGACTGACGATTGGTAGCTGTAGCTCCTGTGATAACAAAGAGTAAAGACCACCAAGTGCAGCTTCCAACTCTTGACTGAGCATACGTATCTCCTCAGCTGTTACTCGTTCTGCGTCCCTGACTACTCCAGATGTAAGTAAGAATGCTTGTCCTAATCGATCTGTTATACCAGCCATAGTGGCTTGAGCAGTACGGAAGTCATTGAACTTATTAAGTTGTAGTACCGATACATCTGCTTCAGACCCCTGTACGATTGCACCATTCGGAGATTCTGATAATGTCTTTGCTCGTGTTGTGCCGTTCGGATTGACCATGAACAATACTTTCGCAGCTGCTGCACTACCTTCAACGATAGCTTTTGTCAGTGCTTCCAATGATTTTAGATCACCGATATATTCCTCAACAAAACCTCTACCGTAATCTTCTCCGTCGATCTGTGTATAGCGTAAAGGTAACCAAGGTGACTTGTCGATAGAATACGATCCAATCGACTCTTCAATGACCATACCTTTAACATCTTGCTGCACATTAAACTTATCTCCTTCTCTAACGATAGAGGTGTAGAGGTCGCAAGTGTTCTCCTTTTCCTGACGATATACTTCTTCTCTTACAGACTCAGGCAGCATCATAGGTGCTACTGTTTCTTTGACAGCTATGTGTGATACGTTACCCATTGGGTCTCTCTTCACGACATAACGATCAAGTTTAAAGACACGCATACCACCCTCATCAGGTAGATATAACAAAGAGTTACCAGTTACTAATAAGTTCTTGAGTGCTTGAAATATACCGTTCCTAAAGTTCTGTACTTCTACTTCCTGTGATACACTACGCTCTACATCAGCTAATGCTTTCTCTAAGTCAGTACGTAGTTGTTCTGCTCCCTCTACTCCGAGGTCTTCCTTTGCTTTGTCTAACTCATACCGATCTATAACAAGTCGGAAGAACGGAGCGTTAGGTGGAAGCAATGCAAGCAATAGCTTACTACTTAGATTGAGTACGCCTCTGGCTCCGATACCTTGGTACGGTGTGTAGTACTTAGTAGCAAAGTTATGTCCGTCGGGTGGTAAGACATACGGAAGTGTAAGCTCAGAAGAGGTACGCCCTCGATCTAAGAAAGAGTACCGTTGGTTCTCTAAGCTGTGATATAGCCCTTGGGCTGTTTCGTGCATTATTAGGTGGTAAGAGTAAACGCAGCAGTCTCGTATAAGGTAGCGTCAGAAGAACCAGCAGAAGTAATAGCAATGTACAACTTCTTATCGGATGTGTTAAAGAACAGCTCTCCTTTTGTTGCTTCCTTCTTAAACTTATCTTCGTCCCCTGCCGTATCACCAGTCTTAATAGCGATAGCGAAGTCCTTCTTGTGCAATTTATTGAGTGCCATGACTGATTAGCTTGAGGTTCCAGCGTTGATGCAAGGAGAGGATGGGCGGAGGCGAAGATCGCCGTTTGCGGAGTCTACGAATTGCGGGTCGTCTACGATGATTGCGTTTGCGGCATCAGCAGATTCACCTATACCGAAATAACAATTATTAGATTCAGTAAAAGTAGTAGCCGTACCTAATGTAGTAGTGCCTGATCCATCTTCTGTTAGAATAGAATTTTTAACAGTTACAGAACCCGTAGTAGTTGTAATAAAGAACTGATTAGTGCTGTTATTTGTAAATACACAAGTACAGTTGTTTAAGGTTAAATTATGTGACGGCGTTCCTAACCGATAACGGAAAAAGTCTACATCCGCTGTGCTTGTTGATCCGGTAAATATACACCCAGTAAAAGTAGCATTCATGGCACCTGTATTTGTCGAAGCCCCAGACCCAATAATAGCTTTATATGTACTAGACATATCCAAAAAGTCACACTCATCAACAGTAAGTAATTGTCCGCTTGCAATCTCTACATCAACTGCACCGTTCAAACTTGTACTACCAATATTATCAAAGACTAAACCTTTTAAAGCAAACCCAGCAAAACTATCTGCTGACCTACCTAACTCTAATCCGTAGGTAGTTGAACTTTGAAAATCAAGTATAGCTTCTCTTGTGTTTACTGCTTCATAAGTGACATTGCTTGCTCCTAATTGAAGTACTGCTGAAACCGTATATGTTCCGTCTGTGAAAAGAATCTTTCCACCGCTTCCAGCCGCAGTCTCAGCCGTGCCTAATTGATCGAAGAAATAAGGATCAGCGAGCGTTCCTGTGCCTGTTCCTGAACCGGGTTTAATGTATACTGTTGCCATAATATTTAGTTAGTTAAGATGGGGTTAAGCGATTGAACCGCCTGAGATTAAGGTGGGTGCTGGATTTGCCCCGATGTCGGGAAGGTTAAAACCTTGGCGAAGTGGTAAGCCATTGGCTCCTACAGAGTCGGAGTCTCCGCTGATTACAGAGTAAGTTTCACTACCACTCACCACTTCAATGTCTGGCTCGACTCCGTCTTCAACGACTGAGAATCCAACAGCGATATTGTTTACGCCTAACGAGTTAAGCAGTTTTAAATTACCCGCTTCGTCAGCGATGACCATTACCGACTTAAATGGATTATCTACTACCTTAAAACTCTGATTTGGGTACGCTCCGATGTGTGGGTTAGTTGTTCCACGAAGTGCGGTATTTAATGGTGTGTCTACATCGACTGAGACTTGCCCAGCCTCCCATTGCGACCCTGTCCATTTAACAACATCTTGAGAAGACGGGCTAGAAACGGATACATCGCTAAGATCGTCTAGTGCATGGGTGTGTGCCGCAGTTGCGTAGTCAGCCGAATCAAATGCTTTTACTTGTGCTAGGTTAGTTACCTCGGAGTCCATCAACGCACCAGACGATTCGACATTGGTTGAGTCCGTTACATCTGCACTTACCTCGATCCCATCTAGCTTGGTCTTGTCGCCATCTACGAATGCACCTTCAGCTGGTTCTGCTTGTAGGCCACTAATGTCTGCCGATTGTACGGGAGCGAGGGTCATTAAGTTTGTAACGGTTACTTTCTTGGTGGTAGGTGTACCTGATACGTCGTCTACCAGTGCGAGTAAATCGGCTCCCTGTGGACTGGTCTCTTCGGTAAGCTCTGTTATTTTTTTATTAGCCATGAGTATTAAGCGGGTTCAAATAATAATATTTCATTGAGTTCAGTTGTCAATGGTTCTCTTGCTTCTGTAAAGATTGCTCCGTCTATGGCTCCTGTATCTTGTGGCACATCAAATCCGTAGAGCTTTTCAAATGCAGGTCGTATGAAGTTACCGGGCAAAGCGATAATGTTGCTGGGCTTTTCAAGCGACGGTGTGAGTATTAACGACATAGATGTTATAGAGAGTCAACAGTACCAGATGCGTAGACACTGTGAGTACCAGATGTGTAAGAACTTATATTAGCTCTAATCTTTTCGTAGTGTCCGTGGTCGTCACGAATCATAATTGATCCGTCCGTTGTAACAGATTGACTGTGAATAACATGCCAAGCTGAGGACTCA